CTGGTCTGCATACTTAGCAGCAAGTTCGTTAAGTGTTCCATTCATTCCCTTGCGTGGATTAACTTCATACAATACCCCTGGAATGCGTGGATACTCTACATCATCATCATCTAGACCAAACATTAGGTCTGAGATTACAGAATTCTTTTTAAACTCTTCATAGAACTCTAGGCTTACTTCTGGTCTTGACCTCGAAGGTACAATTATCAATACTTTATTCATAGTTTAATTATACCTCATCTTCATCGCCAAGAATGGCAAGAACACTAACACTATACAATGACAAATAGTTTTCTTCTTCATGTTTAAACTTCATAGTGCCACCAGGATTGAACATAATTTTATCTCCAACCTTGACCTCCATTGGAACACGAACACCGCTCTTTAGTTGTCTGCCTTCTCCTACAGCGTAGACTGTTCCAATATTCTTTGGCTGGTCTGTCTCGCTTTGAATGATAAGAAGACCACTAGCCTTCTTCTCTGGCTCAGTACTTTTCTTATCTAACTTAATGATGATAATATCTTCGGGTGCTTTAATCACGGTCCCACTTCCCATCTAGTACCAGCATTGCGATAATTGCGTAGTTTGCCATATCAATAAAAGAATCCCGAAGACTTTCATTTTCGGGGGTAGCACCAGAATCATAAAGATGGTTAATGCGAGCCAACTTGTCGTGCATTCTAACTCTAAGTCCATTTACCGCTCCCCCTGGACTACCAGAAATATTCTTCGGTCCATAATCTTTGTGCTTTTTAAGAAGCAGTTTCTCTGCTTCATCATATGTAGTTGACACTGCTTTAACAAAATCTGAATTTAAATCCATTTTAATACTCCTCGTGTTCTATGTTGTGCTTACTGTCCACATACTTGTGAATCTTGCGAAGCGTTCTAGCCTTGGCAAATGCATATACTGCTAATGCGAATACAGCATTCCAAAAGAATTCAGCAATGACATGCTCAATCCCAAATGTTATTTGTGTCACTGTCTCAAAGAATGAGTGAGTGTCGTGTTCATGTTCCATTATTCTTTTCCTTCACAATTTAGTATTGCTTGAACTTCATTGTTAGGATACTTATCCCAACAGTTTTCTTCTGGTAAGTTTGCGGTAATAATCATTGCTAATACTATTCCAATAATAAAAAAACCAGATATAAATATTAGCCATGTCATACCATCATCACTTATTTGTTGTTTGGTCATTAACCAGCCATTCTCTTAGTTTTGGATTATCTTTTAACACTGCTAACAATCCAGTTTCATACATCGCAATAAAGTAATGCTCCCAGGATTCAAAGTCATCTTCTTTGGTTGGACGTGGCATACCGTCATTACTCATGCGGACTGCATGTAGTATTTCGTGCAGTAGTGTTATCTGTTGCTTGCTACGATTTAATCCAGCAGCAATTACAATCAGGTTTTTGCCATCAATGGTATAACCATAGGCACCATCGTTTAGCATACCGTCTTCATCTGGGTCACGTTGAATAACGCTAAATGTTTGTGGACCAATCTTAACTGACTTAATCATTATCTAATCTTTCTAATCATACTGATAGCGGAATGAACTCCTGCGATAATTCCTGGGTTGTAATGTTGACCATTGTTCTTAAGGTCTTTCTCAATGGCAGCAATAATTACTTTGCGTTGTTCTGCAACTGCTTTCTTCCTGCCAGTCTCAAAGCCTTCGCTCCAACCCTTATTATAGCCATCTTCATAGCCCTTATCATATTTACGTTTAAATGTGTTTTGTAGGCGTGTAGCCCAATCTGGTTTACTCATATATATATTTTACCGTATATTGCGGTGTTTGTCAAGGGCTACTTGGCTCTAAGAGTCTTGAGTTTATGACCAACCAAGGTGTCTGTTGGCTTACCGTCACGATAAACTCTAATGACTGCCGCTGGGTCTTCTGGTGTTCCTGTTACTGTAAAGTCTGAATTAGGAACATTGTACTTACCATTTCTAATAATTCTAACAATCTTTCCTGTTGCTGTACCGCCAGAAGAATTCCAAGAAACCATACTACCAACACTACCAGCCTTAACCAATTGTCCTTGGTCTGAATAATCTTTACCAAAATCAGCAAACAAAGCCTTGTCTGCTTCTCTAGTTGCAATAGCACGAGACCAACTATATCCAGCGTTACCACCCCAAGCGTCCCACATAATTCTTCCGTTGCTTGGGTTGCTTGTGTTGTTAAAGTCTTTGCCCTTCTTGTCTACCTCATGGCGTGAAAAGAATGAATACATTCTTTTTACTACGCTAAGTGACATTGAGCGTCCTGCCACGATGTCTCTTGCTCTACCCCAGCCTACAGGAGTTCCTGCACCAGTGGCTTTGCCCTCTTCTTTCCAACGGATAGCACGAGCAGCAGCAGACTTCATTCCAGCAGTTGGAGAATATCCCTCTGCTTTTTCTACACCATCATATTCCATGCTATCTTCCATATCATCTTCCATGTGATGGTCTTCTAAAGTCTCTAGGTATATTGCATCCTTGTACATCATGCCGATGCTGTATGCAGTTGGCTCCCAAGTTCCTGGTTCGTCTTCGTCTTCTTCATAAATTCTAACAGCCATTGCTGGATTCTCTGGCGGCATTGATTGGATAGCATACTCTGTTCCAGGAACACCATACACGCCACCTTCAGTCATAATGTGCTCTACCATGCCATGAACCATGCCCTCTGTGGTCATACCCATTACATAGCAACCCTCCATGATTTCTCCGCCTTGCTTATACATAGCACTGATTGATGTTCCACCGCTAGAGACTGCACCAGAAGCATCGCCACCGTTGCCACCCTGCAACTTTGGTTTACGAAGTTTTACTTTCTTTCCTCCACGCATGGAGTCTGGTGTTTTTACACCACTGTTAGGATAATTTGGGTTTGGTGTTGATGATGGGTTTGCCCCATAAGTTGATTTAAAAAAGAACTGTTCCATTTGATTATTATACCATATCTATTAGTGTTGGGCAGTTTTAAATCATACCCAGGATAGTTAGACTACTTCTTTGTGATAGTCTTTTTGACTGTTACAGTCTTCTTGACTGGAGCCTTCTTTGGTGTTGCCTTTGCAAGTGCTTCCTTGATATCTGCTTCCTTTGGAACGATGCCAAAAGCAGGGTCCTTTGGGTTGATGTATCTTAGAGCAACTGGCAATACTGCAGCAACCAATGACCACGCCAAGTCTAGTGGGTCAGTTACCCCTGCTAGATAGAGTGCAGAAGCCGCACCTAGTACGCTTCTTCCATATGAGGCAGCAAGTGCCTTTAGTTTTGCATCCATTATATTTCTCCTTGTTTAGTGCCTAGTTATTAGGCGTTTCTGTATTCTCTGGCAATACTGATTTTAATTTTTTGTATGCCTCGGAAACTATATTTACTGTATTAGTATGAACTGTATCTCCACCAAGTCTTCCATAGGTCTTAGCCCATTCGAGTTGTGGTGCAACCTCTTCATCAAATTCAGCAAGTGCTTTTTGCACTTCTTCTATGTACTGAAAAGCCCAGTCACGAGATTGTGAGATAAACTTAACAAATCCATCTGTCTCTTGTAACTTTTTGTTTTCCGCTTCTTGGTAAAGTCTTTCTACTTCTTTTTGTAGAAGAAAATTATCTGCTAACTGTTGCATATATGCTTCAGACAGAGTATTTGCAAACTTTGTCATCTTGAATAGCCTATAGACTAAAAAAATAATTAAGGTTACAAGAGTTCCTGCAACTATAGATTCTAATATTTGCATTAGTCTTTCAGCACATCCCTTACAACAAACACGATAGCCCCTTCGTTTTCAAGAGCCTTCTTAACATCGTTGATATACTTAACAGCAGGTTCTGCCTGTTCATCAGATAATGCTTCGATATCTTCTGGGTCTATCAGAATAGTTAAGAAATCATTATTTTCTAAAATGACTACCTTAAAGTTTTCTGGTGGTACGATTGATTTAAAGGCAGTTGCCATCTCTAATGTATACATATTTCATTCCTTATCTATTGTTAAATCGGACCAAGTTTTAGCCCAATCATCTTTTGTTTTATGCCTGTTGAATTCCCTGGATATTTTACCCTTGTCTAGGTAAACGCCACCCCAAACCCCAACCTGCTTTGTTGAAACCCCAACTGCAAAGCATTGTCTCATTACAGGACAGTCGGAGCAAAAATCATCTACATCTTTTCTTAGTTCGACATCTTCTTCATACTTATCAAAGAATAAGTTGACATCCCAACCAGCACACTTGGCTTGACTTTTCCAGTCTTTATCATTCGGCATTCTTCTTTACCAAACTAGCAGGTATATTCCAGCCATCAGCAGTAGCATCAAAACGATTGGCAGTATACCATTCGTCATTGATGAACTTGGCATTTGGTTTCATCCAAGCCATATCAGACTTTCTCAATTCTAAAACTGTCCAGCCATCCCACGATAGAAACTTATTGTTTTCTACAATTGCTTCCATTTTCTCTAGTGATTTAATTAACATAATCACCTTTCTGTTAGTAGCGGTATACCCCAACCTGTATGTCCTTGGCTTCTGCCAAGTCAACAAGTTCGGATACTGCTTCTTTTGGTTTGCTAAAATAAGCAAAATATGAAATACTATTAATGTTATTCTTAATCCAAACTGGTGGAACTTTAATTAGTTTAATTCTAATTCCACGAGCCTTTAGGCTACGCTCAGAAACATTGGAGAACTCTAGCCCCATCTGGTTGATGTGCAAAGGTCCTGCGGATGCAATAGTAAACTCTATATCACCTTCAGGTAGGCTAGACAAAGCCACCCCCATTGCTCTCAGGAATACGTTGTAGTCATTGAAATTCTTGCTACCCTGTATTGCTACTATCATTCTAATTTCCTTCTGTTAATCTATCTACGATAAGAATCATCTTATCTAATTCTACCTTATCAATGCCCATCATGTCAACTATTTTCTTTGTTTCCATAACAATTCCTGCACCATCATGTTTTGCAGAATAAACAGCATTATCTTCAATCCAGTATGCCATGTCCCCAGACAGAACAACTTTTGACCACTGCTTACCATAGTGTTTTGAGGACTGGGTATTTGACGCTTCTTGTTTAGTAAAAATATAATCTTTTATTAGTTCGTGGTTCCGAGACTGACTAAAATTAACCTTTACAGGAACGATTTCTCTTTGGGTTTTCTTTACGAGCCTAGAAACAATTACCATTGTAAGTAGGGTAAGGATAGAGCCAGCAAAATATTCCATTTAATCACCTAAAATAATTATACTAGATTGTTTCATCAAAGGCAAGCCAATTCTTCTTGGCTATTTCCCAAGTAAAATTGTTGTGAATATCTTGGACCTGCTGTGTATAGTCGTATCCATTTTCTTTAATTGTTTTAATAGCCTTAGTTAGTTCTTCAGCATATCGTTCTGGTGTTAATTCTTCAATAGGAATCATAGTTCCGTATCCCAAGGATGTTTCTGGCAATGCCCCCAAGTTTGTGTATACTGCGTAACATCCAGCAGACAAGGCTTCCAT